ACACCACGCCGGGCAGCGTGTTCCAGGTCGGGGTGCATTGGGACCCGGCCAACGGCACGCTGAAGAGCTTCCTCAACGGCGTGCTGGTCAACACCGACACCTCGGTCCCCGACACCCTGCTGGACAGCACCGCCTACGTCCAGACCTTCCGCGACAGCATGAAGATCACCCTGTTCCGGGTGCGGGAAGACAACATGGCAACGCTGAAGGCCTACGACCCCAGCGTTGACGCAGCCGCCCTGATCGCAGCGGAATACGCGACCTTCAGCGGGGCATTCTCGTGAACAGGGGATACGGCCTCTGAAGATATGTATAACCGTTTCCATATTGACATTCCCGAACTCTTTGATGAAGGTCTGTAAATGACTCAGAAACCTCCGTACAAAACTGAACAAAACGTCTGGCGGACGGCCTCCTTATTCCACGATCTCGTGAGCACCCGGGCTAAAACCCAGCGCATGGACGAGGAACCCGTCTTCAGCCTGCACGATGACATTCCCGGACTGATCAACGCCCGTAAGGCTTTTGTGAACACGAATGACCCCACGGGTTACACTTGGGCCATGACCTACTTGGGCTCTTGGGAGCACTTCCAAAAGCTCATGAAGGCCCGATGGTTCCGGGAGGCCTTTGACCTCTGGGTCGAGGAACTAGCGGCCAAGCGGAAGTCGGAAGCCATCGCGGCCATCCGAGAGATCGCTTCAGATGAAACGAACAAGAGCCGTCTCCCGGCGGCTCGATTCCTTGCCGAACTGGACAAGAAACCCCATACCCGGGGTCGTCCAAGTAAAGAAGAAATCTCGGCGGAACTGAAACAACAAATGAAAGAGCTGACCGTCGAAGACGAAGACGCTGCTCGTATTGGACTAAGGATTGTCAAATGATGAAGAAGCCCCAGCCTCGGAAACAGACCCGGGGTCCCCCGAATCCTCGGAACAACAGTAAGCGTTCCACTCGTAAAGGTGCAATCGCTACGTACCGAAAGAAGCCCGAAACGCACCTAAACGGTCGAAAGATGAAGTGGGTCAATGGCAACTAAAGCACGACAACGGGCTCAGGCTAAGTACAATAGCAAACCCGAACAGGTCAAGCGGCGCATGGCTCGAAACCGTGCCCGCTACAAGATGATCAAAGAGGGCAAGGCTCGCAAGGGTGACGGCAAAGACGTAGCCCACAAGAACAACAACCCCAAGGATAATCGCTCAAGCAATCTCACGATGCAGAGCAAGGCGAAAAACAGGTCCTTTAAGCGAGACAAGAATGCAAGGCGTAAAAAATAATCAATACCTTACGAACCCTTGGAAGTTCACTGTTCTAGATACTGATATCAAGTACGACCCTACTAAGCAGTATGGTCCTCCACAAGATACAGTTGCTTGGGCCTGTCGTTGTGGTTGTTTTGGATTCTATATCCGCCCGGATGCCACGATGGTTTGTTGGGATTGTCAAACTGAACAGGTTTTCTGATGACAGAGAAACAAACACAGACGGATAAAATTCGGGAAGCCGCTGAAGCGGACCTCGAGACTTTCATCCGTCTTGTGTCTCCCAAACAAGTGATTGGGGGTATCCACAGCGAAATGATGCGCTGGTGGACGCGCCAAGACCGTAAGAACCATCAACTGACCCTGATGCCCCGAGACCACGGTAAAAGCCGTTATATCGCCTTCAGGGTCGCTTGGGAGATTACTAGGCGTCCTTGGATTCGTGTTCTCTACATTAGTGCTACGGCAAACCTCGCTGAGAAGCAACTCAAGTTTATCAAAGACATTCTAACGTCCACCATTTATCGGCGTTACTGGCCCGACATGGTCAACGAAGATGAGGGGAAGCGTGAAAAGTGGACTAACGGTGAAATCTCTATTGACCACCCCAAACGCCGTGAAGAAGCTGTTCGTGACCCCACAGTCTTTACTGGGGGCCTTACCACTTCTCTTACTGGGCTACACTGTGATGTTGCTGTACTGGATGACGTTGTTGTGTTCGAAAACGCCTACACCGAAGAAGGCCGGACCAAAGTCCGAAGCCAATACAGCCTTCTGAGCTCTATTGAAGGCGCTGACGCCGAAGAATGGGTTGTTGGAACTCGTTACCACCCTCTCGACCTTTACAATGAAATGCTCAACATGAAGGAGCAGGTCTTTGACGAGAACGGTGAAATTGTTGGTGAAGAACCCATCTACGAGATTTTTGAACGTGCTGTAGAAGACGCCGGTGATGGCACTGGTGAATTTTTGTGGCCCCGACAACAACGTTATGACGGCGCTTGGTTTGGGTTCAATCGTGAAATTCTCGCTAAAAAGCGCGGTAAATACCTAGATAAAACTCAATTCCGTGCTCAGTATTATAATGACCCTAACGACCCCGGGAGCGCTCGAATCAGTCGAGAGCTTTTCCAATATTACGATAAGAAGTTCCTGACACGTGAAAACGGTTCATGGTTCTTCAAAGGAAGGAAACTAAATGTCTTTGCTAGTGTTGACTTTGCTTATACTACTGGTATTCGAAGTGACTATACTGCTATTGCTGTCATTGGGGTTGATCGGGACGGGAACATTTATGTCCTGGATGTCGATCGTTTCAAAACAGGTAAAATCAGCGATTACTACCAGCATATCCTCGATCTCCACACTAAGTGGGAATTTCGTCGCTTGGCTGCGGAAATCACTGCAGCGCAAAAAGCAATCGTAGAAGAACTAAAAGACGCCTATATCCGCCCCAACGGTCTTTCTTTGTCTATTGTGGAAATCAAACCCACGAAGCACCAAGGGACCAAGGAAGAGCGTCTTGAAGCTATTTTGAATCCGCGTTACGAGAATCGTTCAGTGTGGCACTACCATGGTGGTAATTGCCAAACTCTTGAAGATGAACTCGTCATGCAACACCCGCCTCATGATGACTGTATTGACGCTCTCGCTACAGCAATCAGTATCGCGGTACCTCCGATGGGGAATATGGCCGGAGCGTCTAGAACGGTCGGCAACATTGTGTATCACCCCAAATTCGGCGGAGTCCGCTTCTAAAAGTTGAAAGTAACAAATGCCTTCTAATAATAGTGCAATTGACGTCAAACAGATGCTGAATGCCGAATCTCTTGCTTGCTCCATTTCCGATATGTACATGGAGTTCGAGATGAAGCGCAATCAGTGGATCGAAGATAAAAAAGAACTTCGAGAGTACATCTTTGCGACGGATACGTCCAGCACATCCAACAGTACACTACCGTGGAAGAACTCTGTTCACGTACCCAAGCTGTGTCAAATTCGGGATAACCTTCATGCGAACTACATGGCGGCTATTTTCCCGAATGATCGCGCTCTAATCTGGGAAGGCGATGACGACGACAGTGAAGATGAGCAAAAGCGCCTAGCCATTCAATCTTACATGGAGAACAAACTCAATCAGGGGAAGTTCCGCGTTGAGGTCTCTAAACTCCTGTATGACTGGATCGACTGGGGTGTCTGCTTTGCTATGCCTGTCTTTGAAGCCCAATACACCGATATTGACGGTGAACGTATCCCGGGCTTTATCGGACCTAAGCTAGAGCGCATCGGACCCTTGGATATTGTGTTTAATCCGGCGGCGGCTTCGTTTGAGAAAAGCCCCAAGATTATTCGCAGCATCAAAACGATTGCGAGCCTTCTGGCAGAAATTCAAGACGATCCCTCGAAGACGTATCTTCAAGAGGTTGTTGAGAAGTTTCAAAACGGTCGACAACGCTTTAATGGTGCTACGGTTTCAGACTACGTTAAGTCTTCGTGGTATCAGATTGACGGCTTCGGATCGTATGTAGACTACTTCCAAAGTGACTACGTAGAGGTTCTCGATTTCTATGGTGATGTGTATGACCGTGAAACTGGTGAACTTTACCGGAACTACATGATCACGGTTATTGATCGCGCTTACGTCGCTCGAAAGATTCCGAACCCTTCGTGGCTCGGTGGCGACGGTATCCGTATGTGTGGCTGGCGAATTCGTCCCGATAATCTGTATGCAATGGGCCCCCTTGACAATCTCGTGGGTATGCAGTACCGGATCGACCACCTTGAGAACCTTAAATCTGATGTGTTCGACTTGATCGCACACCCAGTCTTTAAGATTAAAGGATATGTTGACGACTTCACCTATGAACCGAATGCTCGGATTATTTGTGGGGACGAAGGCGATGTTGAATTTATGCACCCTGATGTGACGGCACTACAAGCTGACACTCAGATTATGTTGTATGAACAAAAAATGGAAGAAATGGCTGGCGCTCCTAAGCACGCCATGGGTTTCCGGACTCCCGGTGAAAAAACCGCTTATGAAGTCCAAATTCTTGAAAACGGTGCAAACCGAATCTTCTTGAATAAAACTTCCTATTTTGAAGAGGTCTTCTTGGAGCCCCTCCTAAACGACATGCTCGAGTTTGCTCGCCGAAATATGACGACTAGCGATGTTGTTCGTGTTCTGGATAACGATATTGATGTCGTAAACTTCCTGACGATTACGCGAGAAGATATTACGGCTTCCGGACGTATCCGTCCTGTGGGTGCCCGACACTTCGCCCGCAACGCCAACATCATCCAAAACTTGACTCAATTCTACCAGACCATGGGACAAGACCAATCGATTACTGCTCACATTAGTGGTAAGAAGGTTGCGAACCTGATGGAAGAACTCTTGGGTCTTAAGCGCTACGACCTCGTTCAAGACAACATTCGAGTGCTCGAACAAGCGGAAACTCAGAAACTGATTAGCAGTGCTGAACAACTCATAATGGAACAAAATGCAAGTCCAACTCCTGGCCTCGGCCAAAACCCCGCAACAGCGGGAGGAACTCAAGCAGCTCCTGCTGGGTTCTAAAAAAGCTCTTGACATTGTAGCACTGGTGTGTTATAATAAGCTCAAAGACTCGGAAAAGAATCAAGTCTCGACCAAGACATACGAGTCACCCTCATGGCCCTACCTCCAAGCCGACAAGAATGGATACCACAGGGCCCTTCGAGAAGTCATCGAACTTCTAAGCCTCTCTGACAAAGATAAGGAAAATATCTGACCATGAACGTTTTTGACCAAAACCCCCAAGTTGAACAACCGAATCCTGTTGCTGACACTCCTGTCCAAGATTACAATCCTAAAGAAGAGATTGAAAAACTTGCAAAGCGTCTAAATGATAAGGATGAGTACATTCAACGTCTTCAAAATGAAACTGCTGAACTTCGTAAAGAAGTCGAAGCTGTTGAAGACATCAAGGAACTACTCAAGAATAACGTTCAAGGTCGTGTCCCCCAAGAACAGCCCCAGCAGAAGCCGGATGCACAAAATCCAGCCCAAGTTCAAGCGATTAATCCTAAAGATTTGGAGGACCGTATTCGGGAAGTTACCCGACAGGATCGTGAAGTAGAACTTGCGACTCGTAATATCAATGCCGTTGGAGAGCGCCTTGTGGCGTCTTACGGTGACGCTGAAAAAGCCAAGAATGCTGTAGCCGCTAAAGCTGCCGAACTTGGTGTTTCCGTCCAGTTTCTCCAAGATGCGGCTGCAAAGAGTCCCAACGCTTTCTACAATCTGATCGGCCTGTCTGGTGAAGCCCCTAAATCGACTCCGCGTTCGCAAAGTGATGTGAACACGCTGTCGATGCGATCAAACGGAAACGATGGTAAACGAAATTATGCATACTACAAAGCGCTCCGCGAAGCTAATAAGAAGCAGTATTTCAGTCCGTCGGTCCAAAACCAAATGCACAAGGACGCAATAGAGCAAGGCTCTGCGTTCTACAATTAAATTTGTGGAGTAAACACACATGGCTGGTATGACGACTGGCAACAGCGAACATCTGATTCGCTCTGAACTTTGGTCGAATGAACTGAAGGATGTTCTTGAAGACGAACTGATGGCTAAAGGCTACGTTCGCTGGCTTACGAACTTCCCTGACGGTAACCAACTGACCATCCCCTCGATCGGTACTCTCGACGTGAATGATTACGTTGAAGATCAACCCGTGCAATACAGCGCGCTGGATACTGGTGAGTTCACCTTTACGATCAGCGAGTATCTGAGTGCCGCGACTTCGATCACCAATAAGATGAAGCAAGATTCGTTCTATGTTTCGGAACTGGTGTCTCGATTTGTGCCTTCGATGGCTCGTGCAATTGCCGAACGACTCGAAGTGGATATCTTTAAGGAAGGTCAACCTAAGACTGGTAACCCCGCTGGTTATCAAGTCGCTGGTGCTACCAACGCAATCAACGGCGCGGCTCACCGCTGGGTCGGTTCCGATACGGTAAACACCAAGCGCACTATTGGTCCGGAAGACTTTGCGAAGGCCCGATACGCCCTTAAGAAAGCTAATGTTCCCGATAGTAACCTGATTGCTATTGTTGACCCCTCGGTCGAGTACGTTCTAAACACCCTGAGCAATCTGGTCGATGTTTCGAACAACCCGCGCTGGGAAGGCATCATCGCTGACGGTATCGGTAACGGTCCGAAGTTTGTCAAGAACATCTATGGTTTTGACGTCTATACTTCGAACTATCTGCCCGTTTGTGGTCAGAACCAAACTGGTGCCCAAGAAACTATCGGCGGTACTGCTTCGGGCGCTAACGCGGTCTGCAACCTCTTCTTCAGCGCTACTTCGGATATCCTTCCGTTTGTCGGTGCTTGGCGTCAACCCCCGAAGGTTGAGTCGGAGTACAACAAAGACCTCCAGCGTGAAGAGTATGTGACCACCTGCCGCTACGGTCTTAAGATTTTCCGTCCCGAAAACTTCGTCACCGTCCTGGCCGATCCCACGGCTGTCGGCTAAGAAACCTTTTAACGGAGAATTTTAATTATGGCTGCTCCTTGGAACAACGCTGACGGTCTCAACGTTAAGTTCGGTAATTATCAAACTGATGAATCGAACTTTGTCAACCGTCCGCGCGCCCTCAATACTCTCGGTGCTGTCAAGCAAATCGTTTTCGATTATGATCTGACCAAGCTGGCTGATGGCGTAAACTCTTATACCTCCGACCTGAACAACGACGGCACTCGAGACGGTTATAATACGGG